CCAGTGATCCAGTCTTAGAGGTTGTCTTTGACATAGACGATGGTCCAGTGCACGGCAGGAACCTCAGAGACTACATCAGAGTCTCCAAGCATCCAAAGAGCAACCTGCAGAGATTTCGCCGCCGCTACGGCGACCTCCCAAAACCCGGGATGGTCGTCGAAGTCTACCCAGACCCCCACTATTACAAAATCCTCCTCTGATCCCCCCACTTTTTTCTTTTTTTTTAGCTCATTTTGGTTTTATTGATTTTATGATGTTTTCACTCTCATCGCTAAGCGTTACGTGCGAGAACACGACAAAAGTCATCCCTTGCTTCTCGAAGATGTAAGCACATTTGTCCAGTGTGTCATCGTAGTAAAATCTGCACGTTACCCCGTCGACATCTTCCCTCGAAGGACCCTGCAACTCTGTGCCGTATTCCGCGGACAAATTAGCCAGCACCAGCTCAGCAAACTCGGGAGGCGAATCCGTAGCGATAACCAAGATAGCATCACCCTCGAAATCCCTCAGTATCACATATTCTACGCCTTCTTCGCCTGGCGGATCATATTCTGTGACGTTCAGATAGTTGGCGTATTCGAATGTCATCCATTTGCCATCGAAGGTCTTTGTTGCAGTCAAAGCTTGGTAGCCCATTACTGCTACTGCTGCTATAAAGATGATCGCTATGATTGCGAGCGCGCCCTTCCAAGACATTATCTTTTCACCTCCTTTTTTTTTTTCGGTTTGTAATGTGTTTTATCGTTTTTTCTTTATGTCTTTTGCGGTCCCCTGTGTGGACGCCTTGGCCGGGAATTGAACCCGAGTCGCGGGCTCGACAGGCCCGCATGATAGTCGCCTACACCACCAAGGCAATCCCTTTTTCTGTTAATGATGATTATCAGAACATCTGAAGATGATAAAAAAATATAAGATTTGCAAGCTTATTCTTCAAAATCAATCTCAGAGAACATGTCAATCTTGATTATGCTCCAAAAATCCCCCGCGAGATTCCTCCGAACATACTCATAATCAAGGTAGCCGTGTCCACGGTCTCCCCAGTCCTCCCCCCAGCTGTTCCTGATTATCAGAGCCCCTTTAGTGTCGTCGTAGCCGACTGCGAGGACTGCATGGCCCCCGGCCTGCGAATCATGAGTGCTTGGAGGTTTTATGTATCCTCCGCGGGCCGCATCAGTTATGGCATCTCTATACACTGTGAAGCCAAAGAGCACGGGCTGTCCAGCTGCAAGGTGCCTCTTCACATCCCATAGAATCTCCTCTTGACTTCTGCCAATGCCATCATAGTTGTACCATGCATCCACGCGATATTCATCCGCAAGAGCGTAAACGACGGGCTCATAGCTTCTGTCAAAGTCTCCCGTATCATAGTGCGTATTATACTTAGGATCCTCTTCTGGTGCCCCGAATCGATGCAGGGCCTGCATAGTGTGCTTTATTGTTGCTCCAGTGTCACCATTTTGGATTCCCATCAGATAGCGGTTGTGTTTGTAGATGAATAGCCTTGAAGGCGTCTTAGAATATTCCATCCCCTTGTTTTGATGATACCATCGCCTCTGATAATATTCAAGGGCCCCGGCGGCCGTGTTAGCTGTGCAGGAGCCCAGCTCGCCCTGATCGTAGACTGGGGGGAAATGTGCGCGCAGATCTACCCTCCTGGGGAGCGTGGAGGCGTCCTCGGGGACGTTGGTGTTTGTCCGTTCTTTGAGTATCTTTTCGGCTGTGAAGGCTCGAGGGTCGTCTTTTCGGATAGGGGAGGGTATCCAGCCGTAGAGCTTGTATTTGCGGCCGTTATATTTGATTTCCAAGCTCTTCACTTCCCTATCTGTGCCCTGATTTTCTTTTTAGCTCTTAGGTAGTTGTAGACATATCCTGCAAGGACGGTTGCGATTCCAAGGCTAAATAAGTCCATCCTGTCAGGCTGTTTGACGAAATCCAGGAGTACATAGGTTCCAAAGGCTATTAGGGTCGCTGCAATGCTCTGCCCTTTAAATACGTGCTCCAAAACGTACCTTGCGTATCTTTCGGCTTCCTCGGGGCTTATTTTTACTTTACCATCTTTCATTTTAGATCCTCCTAGCTTCTTATTGGATATAGGCTTGTTTCTCTTTTGTTTCGTGCCCTTTGCGAAAGGATTTTAGGAGTAGGCGTAGTTGGGAGGCGTAGGGTCTGATAATGTGGTCTTTCTCTCCCAGTTTGTCGCCAACGTAGTAGGACCAGGCCCTCAAGACTTCTAAGCAAAAGAAGAACTCTTTAAGGTCGTCTGGCAGCTCTTGTGAGATGTAGATTCTCGTGTCTAAGGGATCCCAATAGGAGTAGCGATTTCTCCATCCGCTTACTCCTATCTCTTTTAGAGTGGTTTTGAGCTTTCCCTCCTCTATTAGGACGATTTCATAGCTTATCCCAGCGATATTCACGCGTTTAGGCATCATCTGTGGTTCCTCACCGTTTTCAACTATAGTTCGTAGATTTGATAGTGTATGTCATCCTCTCTTGCTTCTATTCGCACGAAGCCAGGCGGAGATGGTGGATACAGGCGGATTAGAGCGTATTCTGGTGTCCTGGCAAAGAAATGGCCGGTGCATGCGAGGCATTTCGGCCTTGGACGGCCCATATCGTTGATATACTTTTTGTAGGCTGTGAGGTAGTGTAGATGACCGTATAGGACGATGTCAGCCCGCGTATCCTTGGTATCATTGTAGATCTTGGAGATTGCTGTTTCTACCCTCTTTGCGCCTCCGAAACCGTGCGTAGCAAACACACGATACCTCCGTTCGCCGACGCGGATGTTGTCATGGCATTGTATCGTCACATCGCATCCGAGACGTCTGCTGATGAGCTTAGCGACGTTCAGATTGTAGTCTCGTAGCATCCGACGCTCGTGGTTTCCGATACAGTAACTCCCGATATGCTTTCTGATTGGCTTGAATAATTCGACGACAGTCTCTATTTGCTCGTCTAAAGCCATGTCTTGATGGTATACGCTGTCCCCGACCTTCTTATCAGCCGCTTCGACCAGATCCCCAAGGAGGTAGACTCGTTTCGGATTTGGGTCGATTCTGATGGCCTCGACTGCAAGTTTTGCTTTTTGCAAGTCGACGTCCTTGTGCCCGCAGTGCAAGTCTCCAATACCGTACAGGTTCAGCTTCTCCAGACTATCCACCTCTTTGTGCCTTTTTCATGTTCATAGCTTTACGGGGTGGTATTTAAGCTTTTCGGTCTACCCCTTCTTCTTAAGGCGCCTGGCGAGGGATTCGTATATATGTTCTTCGATTTCGCGTGTGAAATGATCTGCAATGTCTTGTTTGAGTGCAGATATCACTCGTTCGTTACTCTCTCGCATAGCTTCGCTAATAAGATCTAATTCCTCTTCCTTCTTCTGTATTTTGTGAATGTCGCCCGCATAATTGACTATAAAGCCGAGGGCGACGGTAAATACACCTAATCCAATCAGCCAGGGGCTTAGAGGCTTTGTTACAAACCCATTCTGGATCAGAATAAGCCCGGCGGCTATAAGAGTGCTGGAGGTGCTTGTCTTCACCATATTCGTCCTCAACATCGTTTTACGATAATGTTGGAGAATCTTGTCTTTGTATTCTTTGCCTATCACCTTCTCTACCCTCCTTATGGTCTGTGTGCGAATTCAGCTGTGTAAATGTACACGCCGCTGTTTGAATCGTCCCGCTCACACTTTATGGCGAGCCTGAGCGTTTGGTCTCGGATGTTTGGCGTGTAGATGACCTCAATCGTGCTGCCAATAGATGGGGGCTCGTCAAATGTTATTTGGCCGGTAGCGTAGTCGACTGTAAAGCCCACATCTTCAATTAGATCTTGATCGTTGACTTGGACCAGGGAGATCGGCATGATCGGCACGTAGGGCAACTGGAACGTTGTCGTTGTGCCGTCGCCGACAGACGTCCACTTCTGAGTGTCGAGCCTGGCTGGTAGCGTGCCGTCACTAGCGTTTAAGCCTGAGACGATCAATGGCAGGTAATTGATTGTTAGAGTTCCTGCAAATTCTTTATAGAGCGTTATCTTCGCGTTTTCGTGATCTACATAGTAATCGTCATATTCATAGAGCGTTTCTAATTCGCCGCTACCAGAATCGAGACTCGCACTAACAGAGCCTTCTAAGACCTCGTTCGCTGGCAGATCGACCTCTGCGATGCTGTAGCTGATTTCTATCGTAGCTCCGTCTCCAGGCGCTGATGTAAACACCACTTCACCAGCAGAATAGTCTATCGTATAATCTGTGCCCCTAGTTTTCGTCACGCCGTCAACCGTGACCGTTTCGCTGCCGTTGAACACAGGAGTGTTAGCAACTGTGAACGTTGTAGTCGTGCCATCGCCTGTGAACGTTTCAGTGTAATTTGCGGGCTCCTGGTAGCTTATGAGCTCATCTTTGGCCACCGCTACGCTAACAGACGCGCCAGGATCCACATAGTAGTCAGAATCGACAGAAGACCAGACATTAGCACACAGTATTCCAAAGGCTGGCGGAGTGTACGGCTTTGTGACAACAAGCATCTCAGAGGCCGGCTCCATTTCAAAGGAGAGCTTGAGTTGCGAAATGCTTGGTGTCGCGCTTGAATCCGAGGTCTGGAGGCGCGCACGGAACAATAGAACGTCCGCTGAGGTGGAGAATGACTGATGATAGTTGTTCGAGGAATCGAGGGTGTACCATGCGATGCCAGACGGACTGGGCACGCCTACTTCGTAGGTTATGCTTGTGCCATCAGGTTGCGTGTCCGTTGCCTCAAGGGTAACCCCAGAGATCGGATTTAGGCGAACGGGCTTCAGATAAATGTATTTGTTATCGGAGTATTTTGTGACCGTCGTTGGGACTTGGGCAGGATACCAATAGTCGTATGTGTATTCTACCTCTTTTGGGACCAGGACTGTGCTGTAGGTTGGATATGATACGTCCACTTCCTCGTAGACTGTCTTGTGTACGTATTCTATCCATTCCTTCACGACTTCTTTGGGCGTTTGCACTTTTGTGACACCGTCGATGCGGAAACAGATCGAACCGGTCACACCACACCCGTTTCGGGTCCCTGCGAGCCTCTGCCAGCCCACACGTTGATTCCAGTACATCCACGCCTGCCCAATCGTATTACCCGAGCTGTCTTTGATCGTATTTTTGTCTTTGACGCCGAGGATCCTCCAACCGTCGGCTGACTGCTCCTCCTCGGTCCAAATAACAATAGCGTAGAAGTTATCTTTCTTGATTGGTGTGGAGAAGTCGAGCTTAGCTACCTCGCCCTGAAAGCCATTAGCAGCGTCCTCAAGCTCATGATATTCCAGGAGGCCTGACAGTTCGAGCCCTGGACACTTGTGGTCTACGACCTGGACATCTGGGATGCCGCTAGACTTTACTTTCGCCAGTCCAACGTAGAGCGGTTTCCCTTCACCTTTTGGCCTCTTCACGCAAAGGTAAATGTTCTTTACGGTCGTGTCGTATGGTGCTTTGAAGGTCTGGGCGAGTATAACCGTGTTCTTGCACCAACTCTTGCATCCAGGCCTCCAATCGACGTTAGAGCCCCTTGTAATGTCTTCTGTCTCGGGCCAACCAAAAATTGGAGTTAAAACGTCCTTTTCTTCCGTCGTATAGTAAACGTCGCGATGTGTGATCGGGATTTCAACTTCGCGGGGCACTGACTCCGTCACCCACTGTGTGCCGTCCCAGACCTGCGTCTCCACGTAGACAACTTTCTTCTCGGAGCGGATTTCATGTTGCAAAACCTCCACGATCTCTGTCTCCTCATAGTCTGGCAGTCGAGCCTTGCCTTCCTCCGTGGCTATCTCTGCGTCCGTCCTGCGAAGATCTACATATTCTCGGACGGTATTATAATCGCTGAAGTCCAAAATAATAGATGCGCTTGTCTCATTGTTAAATTTGTAGGCGCTCTTGCCCTCGTACGTCCCAATGCTGTACCCATATGAGTATTTTGAGTCATGGAAGGCGGGCGTAAAGACTTTCGTGATCTGTGGCCCGGTCTTCGCGTCGATCAGCTCAGTTTCATCTTTAAGGTAGCAGAGGGCCCGATGGTACCGTCTGAGCATGTCCTCTGTGACTTTGCGCTGACTGCCGTAGCTTGTGTCCCAGTCGGGCAGGCTGAACTCCTTTTCGGGGCATTGGCCGGTCAATGGTAGCCCTCCACGCTAACAAGTTCTTATGCTCTTGCTAATGAGATTTCGTAGGTCACATCCATCGTAAATCCGTCTGGGATTTGCACTGCGGGGTCCAGGACTTTTCTCGCGATCATCTGACCGCCGCTGCTTGCATTGAAGACACCTACTTCTTGTGTTCCGTTGATCTCGGAAGATGTGAAGCTTGCTGAAACTTCTACTTTGTAATCGCTTGTGTCTACGGAAACGGTGGCTGTTTTTCTCAGTGTTTCGTCTCCGAGGCCGGTCTGTGTTGCTGATTCGGCTGTGTTGCTTGTTCCAATGGCAAGATGGGATATAGCGGCGTATGATGTGTCTTTTAGCCTTGTGAGGGTCACTATAAGGCCCCTGTTTGTCACTATGTTCTTCCCATAGCCTATTTTCATTTCACGGTCCATAAACATGTTCTGAACGTGTATAACCCCATATACTTCCCCTTTGATGCGAAGGGGCTGTTTTTCGCTTATCTTTTGTTCAGTCGTATTCGTCATCATTTCCCTCCAGAAAGCTTTTTTTTTAGACAGAAGATTTTTTTTTTTAGAACGTTCTTGAAATGCTGATGTAGTGCTTTATATAGTCTATTGAGGGTTTGGAGGAGGTTCCACTCTTTATTTGGAATATGAAGTTGAATGAATCTGAGGACGATGATACTGATATTTCTGAAAGGTCTATATTGTTTGTTCCGCTCGCTAATGACCCTGATTTCACAGTCGTATTGTTTTTCTTCACTGTGTAGGAAATGGAGCCTTCTGGTATGTCGCATGACACCGTCAAGGTGCCAAGGTTGTTTTCCACACCAATATCGGACCCGGTGAGGGTGTAGGAGGCTGTGCCGATTGTTGCGACCTTGTAATACACTTTCACGTAAGCACAGTCCACGTAGAAAGTTGCCCCGGCATCAGAATAGTTATCTTTTGCTGAGAGGTCCAGATAAAGCGTATCGATATTAGAGGGGGTTACGTTGGAAAGCTCCCAGAGATCTCCATTACCTCCGTAAGTCTCTGTAGTGTAGGATTGAGGCCAGTACGTGGATGTATCGGCTTTGTTCGCAGAATTAACGCCGCCAACGTTGATTCTGACAAGCTGGTCGACCCTGTTCACAGTACCGCTCTGCCTTCGTCTAATGGCTACTTGAATGCCTGTGATCTCTGCATTTGATGGGACATCAAAGCTGAAGCCGTCAAATCGAAGGATATCAGTATAACACGGAGTTTTTGTTGTATCGGCTTTTGCGCCCGTGTCATCACATGAAAGAGCGTCGCTTTTGTCGTACCAGTAGCCCCAGCCACTAGCGCAGTTGCTGTAGTCCACGTTGGTGGTTGAGGTGGGGTATTTATCCCCAGTGTCTTCTGCGCTAGGGTCGTTGACTGTTAGAACGGCTGAGGTGTCGGTTCCGGAGATTATCGTGCCGGAGCGCGACATCTGCTGAAATTCTGTATCAGTATCAAAGACGCGAATATAGCCTGACGATGAGCATGAACCCCCATCACTGGCCTTCATAGCGTTAGAGGCGACACCGCTTACCGAACCAGAGGTAGTGTCGCTTGTTGCGGTGGCATCAGAGCTTGTAACCTCCGTGCTGCCAGTCACAGTATCAGAGGCTCTTAAAGAGTTTGTCACAGTCCCAGAGGAGCTCATGCTAATGCTATCATTTGCTGTCGCCCCATCTCTGATGCCTTCGACCAATGCTAACGCTACGTCATCGGATGCGACGACAGCAGAATCAGAGTAGATAATATTTGAAGACCCTGAGACAGAATCGTTGGCTTTTACGTTCTCGGATGCTGTGCCGCTACCAGCAAGAGCAAGATTATCATTGGCGTTTATAACGTCTGCTACCGTGCCAGAGCCCGTGCCAGCCTGAGTATCGGAAGCTTTGAGGCTGTCAGGAGTATTGCCGCCACCTTCCCCAGCTACGGAGTCGGAAGCTATGAGACCTTCTAATATTGAGCTTAACGACCACTTCAAGTTTTCCTGGCCGATCAAGAGGTTGTCTGCAGCTGTTGACTGCTCAGACTCTACGATGTATCGGAATTTTTTGGAAGGCGAAAGGGCGTCTGTTAGTTCTTGTAATTCGCTTTCGCCCCATTGTATATTTATGGGCAGCTTCTCTTTATCTACGGATATGAGGAATAGGGCTGGATTCTCCTCCTTTGTGAGCATATACTTTTGATCTTGATAGCTCACATCCTGTTCGCAGAGCAGACGCCAGTATCCTTCAATCATGGGTTCTGTGCCCAAGTATTTGTAGAGTGAGGCAAAGATAACGCCTTTTTCGCGGAGATAAGTAACGTACTTCTCCATCCGAGTCTCATAATAATAATCTGGCTCAAGGCTCTGATCATGGAAAGGAGGGTAGACACGGTCCAGATGATGATAATCAACGCTCCTGAAAGCGAAACGTGGACAACTCAGAATTTTGCCCTTTAGATCGAGCAGCAAGTCCGGGTCGAAGGCGTTTCCCGTGATTTCGTCGTTTTCGGGGATTCCCTTCTCGAAAACGTTCCCATGATAGTCCTCTACTTCAACGCGGTATGTAGATTGTGGTATCGTGTAATCTGAGGTCAAGAAGAGCTGTTTTTTGTAACGGTCGACGCCAGCGCCGAGCACACCAGAATCGAAGATTTTCTTGTTGTCCTCGTATAATCTGATACGACGTATGTCCTCCAAGGCAACATCCACGTTGATACTGTATTCTTTTGGGCGAACCTGGTGTCTCCAGAGCCTCAAGGGACGTCTTGGCATAAAGATAGTCTCTATCAGCTTCTTGGCTGTTTCAGCTTCTTGCAATTCCTCTGCGACGGTCTGAAGGTGGGCGATCGTGTTGCTAATTGGTGAAAACGTAAGGAACCAAGGTATCCGGTCTTTCAGGCGTCTAGCAACTCTCATGGGCGATCACTCGAACGTCACTTCTATTATACCACTCGTAGCCCGCTCATTATCACCAATAACGACCTTTTTGGTAGGATATTCAAAATCAACATCCTCTAGTTCTGGGTAGAGATCGGCGAGGTAATTCATAAGCTTGAACGGGCTGAAATTCTCACCAATACCGAGCCCGTCTACAATCTGGCCGTTAGAAGCTCTTCCACCATCAATATAGGCGCGAATATCCTTCTCCAGATAGTACTCAAGGTTTTCTCTCCGTTTGCCGCCGAGGAGGGCCCCTGCGGTCTCAAAAGTTGCGACACAATGAACATTGACAACCTTTTCCTCCACCCCTACGACCTTAACGTCTTCGTCTGCTGCTTGCACATCAACTATAGCGTCACGTGCAAAGTCTACAACGACATTGGAGGGCGGATCTACGATCACTTTGACAGTGCCGGGCCCATCCCAACGCGGGATGATTTTGAAGTTCCGAAGACCAGCCACTCTGTTCAAGGCTGACTCATAAGCGGTGTAGGTTCCCCGCTGCTGCTCAAAGGGCCACATTCTGATCCTCCGCGCAAGAGAATTGTCATCTTCAGCGCTGTTGCCTCCAGTCGACGCTTCATGGTTAAAGACGGTAACTCCTTCGACCTGGTCCACGAGGACCGTCAGTTCTCCGGCGCCGATGCGTGTTTCCGGCCCAGCGCCCGCAGAAATGGCGTAGGTCGTGGCTTGGAGTTCGTCAGCGGCGATCACAGCCTCATACATTGTGGAGTAGATTATCCCGGATTCTGTGGCTATTCTTGTGTTAACAGGGACTAGGATTTCTTCGTCTTGAGCTGATTCGAGCTTTTCGAAGGTAATAGGTGCAATTGATCTCGTAGGCCCGAGGCGTTCTAAGCCGACCAAACTGGCTAAGCGGTCCAGATCAGAGCCCGTTGCCCTATCCACATCAAAAGAGTCCAGCAATGATTGGAGATCTTGATAATATTCAGCGAGGATGTCTGCGAAGGACGCTAAGAAGAGCACATAATTGTTCTCGATTGATTCACCCCGCGTTATCCTGTCAAAGAATCCAATATCATCAGATAGAAGTCCTCGCTCATATGCTTTTGTTATTAGTCCAGCAAGTATTTCACGATGACTTTTTAGTCTGAGCATGGCCTATTCACCACCCAACGTCACAGTGAAGTATTCTTCTCCGCCCTCTATTGTTACAACACCAGCCTCGATAATCACGCCTTCGTCCTCGGCACGATATGCTTTTACACCCAGAACCTCTTTGATACGGTCCATTTCGTCCAAAGCCGCCCACACAGCATCCTCCAAAGCTCTCAAGGACGCAGAAGAGAATCTCTCATAGATTTGCTTGTACACGTCGCCCCCCCATCCCTCGAATGGGGGATATTCAAGCTCCCCTCTGATTGTGAGTAATTTCAAAACAACGCCTGATATGACTGATTCAAGGTCCTCGGCGACTATGATGTCCCCGTTTTGATATGCGACGTCCCAGACGCGTTGTTTTGGGTCATAAGGGTCCCCTGGGAAGGTTACGTCAGCGTTGATTTCCGGGTCGTATCCGACCATCCCACGCGCTACGACGAGCGGTTCGTCGATTGCGCCCGTGCCGTCAGTGCTCCCCTCTGCCAGGAGCGTCTCATAGGAGTAAACCATGAATGCGATGTTTTTGTCGAGCCTTGGGTAGTTTCCCATTCTATTTTACCTCTTCTCCATTGATATAGACTTTTCCGCTGATTTCAACGCCGTTGTCAGATATTGTGATCTTATTGTCGCAAACACCCAATTCTATTTTTGGCTCTGGGGCGATGCGGATCTTAGCACGGCCAAATTCGAAAGTCCACCCATCTCCGAGGGTCCCGCTCGAAGAGATCAGCTGATCATCCCTTTTCACAAATCCGAGGATATATGCCCCCTTTTTGTCCATCTCGCCCTCAACTGCGAGCGTCACCGCAAAAACATCATTCTCAGGCACCACATAGTTGCCGTAGGCGTCTACGCCCTTCTTACCCCTAGGGGTGCATGCTAAGATTGTGTCATTGTCAAAGAAGGGGTAGGTGAAGCGAACAGGGTAAGGGTCAAAGCGTGGGTTCTCTATTTCACGGAAGGGTTTCACAAAGGCGACTCCTCGATCAGGGTAGATCTTATAGACTTTCACAAGGCGGAGATAGATGTCTCGTTTGTCAAGGGGTGGTTTGCCTGGCTCTCCTCTCATCCGACCCCCCAAGAGCCTGCGAATGCTCTTCTCCACATCACCAGCGGTTATAACAGTCATCTTTTACCCCTCCAGCCTATTTTTGGCTTTGTTTGATGACAGTCAAGTTAGGCCTCTGAGATGTGGTGCGGAAAAGCTGGTTAAAGCCGTATTCACGGTATGGGATGTCCACCCATTGCCCGTCCAGGTAGATTTGGACTGTGCGGTGCTGGGGGGATTGTCCGGTGGCGTATTGTATGACTCTGGCCTGGAAACCAGCCTCGGTTAATCTGTTGAAGAGATAGTCGGACATGGCCCGGCAATCACCACATCCGCGTTTAACAAGGCAGTTAGCGTCTGAACAGCCTGAACAATATCCAAATTTCGCGGCGTCGCGGAGAATCTGATCGAGCTTCGTTTTATCACCGCTTCCTCCTTTTTTTTCCGTGCCGCTAGTCTGCGCTGGAGGCTTCCAAAGCGACATCTCCAAGCTTGTAGTGTAATCATCCGCCTGGATTTTGTGGGAAATTCCCTTTAAGTAGAGGAAATCGGTGTAATCTTCTGGTTGGTTTTTCACATGCACCCAAGAGCCTGGAAAGAAGCCAGGATCTGCTAAAACCTCGCATGTGACGGTCTCGGCGGATTCCACGCGTTGCACTTCTCTCAGAGCCTTTTTGCCAATCAACGCAGCATCCTTACCGTCCAATTCGGGCCACGTAACATCTACGATTCCTGGATAGCGAGTTTCAGGATATTTGGTGATATCTTTGTCGTAGATCACATTTCCTTTATTTTTTGATCCGCCGTCAGCAAATTTGATCCTGATCCCTGAAACGATCGGAGCTTTCCCTTCTGTCATATCAAACGTCTCATGTATCATGTTATGGTCAGACCAGGCCACAAAGACCTCCTTAGCCTCTTCAGGCATCGGTATTTCTTCTATATAGACTGTGTCGCCCCTAACATAGACGTGCACGTCATTCTCCCATTTCTCGAGGACTTTGTATATCGCATCCCAGATCGTCATTTCTTGCACCGTTGTCGATTCGCCGCCCTCTCCACTTGCGGATTCGCTGGACGTCCCACTACAACTAGTCTTCAAATATCTAGGCCACGGAGCTTCGTGGACAGCACCGCAGCCGCAATAATCTCTGTCGCAATTGCAGCAGAAAAAGTGTCCTTCTGGGAATATGTTTGCGCCGCCTTGTGCTGTGCTCGCATCGGTATCGCCCGGGCATTTGTTGACGTTACAGTCTGGGGGGCATCGGTTGTACGCTATTCTGTTAGATCCGCACGCACAAGGGCCCACAGCTGTGCACGTCGCCCATTTGCCGCTTCCGCTTGGTGGGAGGGGACAGTCGCTCCTTCCACATGATTTCTGGAATTGTCCGCTTGCGCTGCCGCCGCCCCCTCCTTTTTTCTCGGCTTGGAGCGTAACTTTCGTTTCGAGGATTTTCCTGCTGAGGCGGATGTCCCCTTTGAGCCCGCTATTCTCGATGATATCAACCAGGATCTCTTCAACGGTCTTGTCAACGTATGAGAATGATTTTTTCTGTTCAAGGAGAACGCCCGTATCCGCAAAACTCACCACGATCTCTCTCTTTGTCTTTTTCACTTCTGCTACAAGCGCCTTGAATGCTTCCCTCATAATCTCCCGCGTCTTCTCCCCTGTTTTAGGATCTAGGACCTCATTAGGATACCTATAACCAAATTTGAAGATCAGCTCGTCCCCCTGGCCTATCCGGTCGAATCTCTCTTTTGAATAGACGAGTGTAAGGGAGCCAGTGCCTGTAGGCTCGTTTATCTTTTTGTCGAAGCTTATTGAGATGATATCTTTGAGCTCGTAACGGTCTATGATCGGGCAACGATTCATATACTTGTAAATGCCGAATAGGGCAATATTATCAAGCATGTAGTCTTCGATGGACCCAGGGCCGCTGCTCTCCTCAGCTCCGCCCTCTGCGGTCTCCTCCGCGGTTTCCGGCGCCCCGGCTTCGCTTGCTTCAGCTTCTGTACTGTCTTGCTTTTCTGATGATTTTTGGGGGGCTGACGACGTCTCTACTGCGGTGAAGTCTATTGCCATGCTTGTCGGATACTGCCAGCGCTTCAGTGCTTCGCACATTTTCCTCCTGACCAATTCTACTTTGACTATTGGCTGCGCGCCGGCCCGAAGTGGGAGATTAGCCACTTCCAAGCTCATCACCGTTCACTCATTTTCGCACGGGCTTGGAGACGTTCGTGATCCTGTATTTTTCAGCTCTCTTCCTGTTCCAGACTTTTTCGCGGCCGCAGACGCCGCAATAATTTGCACCACACTTTGTGCAGTGGAGTTGTGCTTCGGGGATTCTCGAGCTGATTTCGCGGATAAGCTTACCCCCACAGTGCTTACAAACCATTTCCCAAGCCACAACATACCAGACATACTTGTAGCCGTCATATTTCATGCAGAATGCGCAAGAAGGCTTGTACTCACCTGTTTCGCCTTTGGGGGTGGTTGTCGGCACTTCATTCTTGGTTTCAGACTTCTGTTCCTCCTCTTTCTCCTCCGCTGGGAGCTGGACGTCATCTAGGGGTTCAGCCGTCTCTTTGACCTCGAAAGCGATCTCGCCAAGGCCAAAGTGGTCCTTAGCATCATGGTCGTAATATCCACCCTCCGATGGCTTGAACTTGACCTCAACGGTCGTGAAGCCTTTCATACACCCGTCTAAATGCGGCGAACAGACTGTAACAATCTTTCCGTCAAGATTCTTAACATAACGGTATGCTTCACGGCTCAACTCAATAAACTCGCATGAAAATTTGGCTTCACGCGCCCGTTTCGGCCCAAGTAGGATAATTTGGCCTCTTTCGACTACTTTTTTCTCTATTGGCTCGAATCCGCTATTAGATGCGGGTTTGACTTCGAAGTCTTTCACTATGAAGGGGATTCCGTCAACGGTGACTGTTGCACGGTCCTTGTCCTTCTCCCAATGACGAATAACCATGAAATCACCAGAGGCGGATCATAGTAGGGCTTCTTTTGCTGTCCAGTAACGGAGGCCCTTCGCGACTATCCTTGCGGCTTCCTCTTCAGTCTTATCACGGGCATCAACCTGCACGGCACCCTTCTCGAAGACAATCACCTTTGAGCCGGCGCCAGCGGGCGCCCCGGCTTCAACCCGCACCGTTTTCGCAGCAGCTGCGAGAGAGGCAAGGCTTTCAGCCCGATCGAGCGTACGCCCTACCCTTGCAATGTTTGCAGGGTCCAAGTCAGGGAATTCCATGATAGTATGCCCGGCTGCTTTCACCCTGAGGGGGCTCTCTCTTCTCCACGTGATCGGAATGTCGATTCTGATAGGTGTCCCTGGTATCCCTATTGGAAATGAGGGTGTTCCTGATGTCGCTGGTCTCCCTGTCAGGCTCATGGAGGGTCCACCCTTTCCTGTGGAGCCTCCTCCACCTCCACCTGCGCCACCAGTGGAACCTGGCGTCTTGTTTTCGACAGGGATTCCGTTCCAGGCGAGGAGAGCGTTGACAGCGTCCCATATTTTCCCTGCTACCTTGTCCCACGCGTCTTTCAGTTGACTGAGGAAATCTAGGAGAGGTTTGATCTTGTCTGTGACCCATTGGATTGCGTCCCGGACCGCGTTCCATGCTGCCACTAGAGTGCCCCATATGAAGCTAGCAATCTTTGAAAATATTTCCCAAACGCGTGAGGCGGCATTTCTCAGTGCATTCCAGGCTGCTACCAGGACTCCCCAGATGAACGCTCCGACTTGCTTCAGGGCCTCCCAAAGGCGGAGCACGGCCGCTCTGAAGCCTTCGTTTGTCTTCCAAAGGTATAGGAGGATTGCTATGAGCGCTACGATTGCTATGATGATGATTACGATGGGGTTGGCCGACATGGCCGCGTTTAGGAGCCATTGGCCAGCTGCGGCGATCTTGGAAGCAGCCCCGTAGAGAAAGTTCTTGACTGCTCCTGCGGCGGTCGCAGCAGCATTCTTTATCGAAGAGCCGATGCTTGCAAGGGTGGCTCTGTTTAAGCCCCACTGTGCGGAGGTCGCACCAGTTATAGAATCCTTTAAGCGGCCAAATGATGATACAACGCCCCCAGGGACGCCCTTTATCCTGGATATGGCCCCGCTAAGCCGCGCGGACAACCCGGACGTGTCAGGAAGGGTTACGCGTCCCCGGATGTCAGGAAGGCTTATGCGGCTGAAAGCGTCCTTGGCTTTGCTTCCTATGCCAGATAGAGTGTCTTTGATGCTTGAGAGTTTGCCTTTCACTTCGTCGAGGGGTGGTAGGGCGTCTCTGATCTTCCCGGGGATTTTGCCCGCAGCGTCCTTCACTTTTCCAAACGCATCCTTTAGTTTGTCAGTGAGCTTGATCTTATCACCTATTTTTTTGCCAATGCTGATAAAGGGGTCAAAGGCGGTCTTCACAACTGACGCGATCAGGCTAAGGGAGCCTAGGAATGCGACAATCCCTCCGAAGCCCACTAAGATTTTAGTGGACCACCCGCCAGTTGCTTTGTGAATATCGTCGAATACTTTGAGTATTGTTGATAAAACTGGCAGTAAAGCCTCGCCGATGTCTTTGGTGACTTCTCTTATCTTGTCTTGCACCTCGCTCCACTTGTTTACCGTCGTATCCAATTGGCTAATACCTTCGTACCCCATCTTCCTCAGGATGGGACGTAAAGCCATGGCTCGCTCGAAGGGGCTCTTATCCTTGTATTTTTCCAATTCTTCGACATATGGTGCAAATGGGCTATCTCGCTTAATCGTCGTGGTTTCTCCTTTGAGAATCCAGTCTATCAGCTCTCTCTTGGCTTCAACTTCAAGTTGCCCGTATTCCATCGAAACTAGGTAGTAATCGCTGGCTACGGCGGCTACATCTTCAATTTGTTTCTTAGTTAGCTTTGATTGCATCATCATGGGACCAAGAATCATATCAAGGAACTCAGTAGGCACTGGGCTTCTCTCTACTGCGGATCGCATTCCGCCTAGCATGTTATTAGCTGTTTCTTCCCCCCATCTGCGAGTGAGAATCGTCCTCCGCATCTCCCTCTGCATTGCACCCCCTACTCCAATGCTCAGCATCTCCATGAGCCCAAAGCCTGCTATGACGCTGCCAATGGCATCTGATAGTCCCTCCATCGAAGCTATTGCACTTGAAGCCGCGGATTTGACGCTGGAGAGTGCTGAGGTCCCAACGGATCTGAGGGTTTTAAAGGAGCCGCCCGTAGCCGTGGCAGTTGTGCTCAAGGTCTTGGTAGAGGTGGTTGTTGTGGTGATCGATCCCCTGACGCTTGTTAGCGCTGAGTTGGCCGTCCGTGACGATGAGGCAAAGCTTGTCCCGACTGTTGTGGCTTCGGCGCTTGCCTTGCGCGTGGCGGTTGTGTTCGCTTGCAGAGCTGCTTGTACTTTTGCTAGGGAGGACGTAGCTGCATTAGATGATGCTGCAAATTGGGAGCCCATTCTGGAGGCTCTTGAGGTTGTTGAGTTGATTGCTGCGTTTATTCTGTGGAGTGCGGCGCTCACATTCTCAGTTGCGCGGATCCGAACGAGGAGGTCGGTTGCGGGCATAAGCTCACACGTTTAATTTGCTCTTTAGCTTTTTTCTCTCCTTTTCGAGCTTTTTATGCTCCTCGGCTTCACGTAAGAGCCTGAAATAATGGTAAGCGTAAAGTGCGAGGATATCTTTCTCATATTTGTGCTTTATGACCTTGGCCGGCCGCCAGCCAAGGTCTCGGCAGATTCTGCGGATAACCTCAAATTCTGCTGACTTTGTTAAGGCGAAACAACTTGTCTGTTTCGTCTTTGGATAATCCGAGGGCTTCTAGGGTTTTGATTAAGGCAACGGATTGTAGGGCTGTTGATTGAGCCTTCCAAAACTCCAAGGCCTTCTTTTTGTCATCGGGCGGTGATAGGAAGGTTGCGAGGAATTTGGCAACGTTTTCGGTTTCTTTTGCGAGGCTCTTCATTCTGAGTTGGTCAAGCTTGAACATCAGTTCTAGGTACTCTTCTTCCTCTTTTTCGTTTTTGAGCATGCCTGTCATGCCTTTTCGCAGTTTCACGCGTTCAGCAGCCGTTAGCTGTTCGAGGATGCGCTCATCCATGTTCACCATCGATAGATCATCCCCGGGCTCTATGGGCTTAACTCTGAATTCTAGGATGTATTCGCCCGTATTTATCCTAATCCTCTTCTCTCGATCAGGCTTGAAGACCTCAAGGAGCTCACGCTCTGTCTTCAGAACGGCCTTGAAGTTCTCAAGATCCTCCAGCGTTTTCTCGAGTCTGTTCTTTTGCTTTTTGCTCTTGATCGTCTTATCGATCTCATCTTTATATTTGACGAAGAGCTCGCGCAGACGCTTGATTTTCAGATCATCAGAAGCCTTGATCTCGCTCTCTTCAAGCTCCTTGACAAGCTCTTGCTCATCCGCGGCCAATTTGAGTTTCTTCAAGGCTGGAAGGAACTGGTTCTTTGCAAGTTCTAGGAGCGCTTCTTTTGCGATTTGTTCGTCTGTCTTAACCTCTGCCAAAAGATAACCCCTCCTCTAAGGTTGTAGGGTGGGGGAGAAGCTCGGGGGCTCCTCCCTTCAACGGGTTTAGGTCTGGAAGGCTGGTGATTCCTCGATTAGTTGGGGTGCGAGGACTTCGAAGCCATGGTGAGCCTTTAATTTCCACTTTTGAGAGCTTGGTTCGTTTATCGTGAATTCTGTGTCGATGTCGACGCTGCTGCATCCGTAAAATCGCATGGCCTCGACGAACTGGGCTTGGCTTTCAGAATAGGCCCACACTGAGATCGTTAGATCGTGATTGTCGGCCATCTGTTCGAGCTGGCGCTTGTAGGGGAGCTCATGGACGAGCATGTCGTCAAATTCGAGCTCTATCTCCCATTTTCCGTCGACGACAAGGGATGGGAAGGGGCCGTTTGTGTAGACTGCTTTTTGGTCTTTCTTGGAGGAGATTTTGAGTTTGCTTGCGTGGACTTGTATGGCTTGATCTTGTGACTTGGCGACGAAGTAGGCGAGGCCCCCGCCGTATACGACTTTGGGGAGTTGTGCTTTTGCGGTTGTGACCATTATTGTCACCGTATTCGGTTAATTTAGCTTAACTTGTGACGTATGAACCTTGTGCGGTGATCGTGGTCGTTATTCTGACTTGTTCAATGCTCTCGGGCGGTATTAGGTTCATTTCGAGGTCTAGCATGTTTGGTGAGTCTGCGTTGACGTATGCGTCGATTGTTCCACCGGCGATGGTCCCTAAGCTCGTCTCTCGGGCTATGATCGCCTCTCCACCGCTCTTGACCATGTTGGCAGCGTCCTCTGTCGCCATCTCATATATCATGCCGGCTGCCATGTCCATGATCCTCTTGGCGACGTAGTCGCAGGCGACTCTTGCATAGATCGTCGAATCAACGGGCCTTTGACCGTTGGGGTCCTTTCGATAAGACGTTAGCACTGGCCAGACCGGACCGTAGCGGACTGCGCTCCTTGGCTTAAACAGCCAATCGCAGTTTATACCGGCTTCTTTTAACTGTACGAGCTCTGACCATGGCCTCTCAAGAATGTAGTCGTCTGTTATGGTCTTGTATGTGTGTTTGCCAGGGTTCTCCCATGGGTACGTGCCTGCAATGAGCCCAGCGAAGCCCGCCAGGTTGTTAGGGTTGTCATAGAGGCATATACGGGAAGAGCGGATATATGAGAGCTCGCCAGTGTTTGTTGGATCTGTGAGGTCTATGAGCTCAGCGACGGTCGCAGAGGATGGTGTTGGGGCATAGGCGATCGTTGGCCTTGGGAAATTGGAGTAGCCAAGTGATGGGTCGCCGTGGAGCATCTTGTAGAGATGATCGTCGACCTTGTTCAAGAAGTAAGTGAATGCGTTGGGGTACGTAGTTGTGTCGATTGTAAGTTGGTCTATTCCGATTTGGTCGCCCGCATCAAGGTAGATTTCCATGTCGATCTGGTCATTGACGTCTGCGAGGAGATCAGCTGCGTGCAAGTACCTGTTTATGATGTCTTCGACCGTTAGGGCTGTTGTGTCGCCGATATCAACCACATAGACGTGGTTTACGGGGCATCGCTGAATGTCGTGGCATATTCTGGCCTCAAAGAAGAACTGCTTGACCGCTGCGACCAGTCGCCCACCCTCTTCCTCGCTTGTGTAATTTGCGACGACGTCTGGGAAGTATTCGACTCTTTCAACTGTTATATTGTCTGGGTTGGTTATTTCGACGTTGGATGAGCCTATTATTGCGGCTGTCTTGCCCTCGCCTTGGCAGCGAGGAACCAGCTCAACCTCCTCGGGGCTGTAGATCACTCCGGGAAGTCCCATTTTGCTTTCACCTCATAGGTTTCCAAATTTTCTCATTTTATGCGTTCGCGACTTTGAAATTGGTGTAGAGTGGAGCCGTGTCCTTGTCAGTTTCTTTCACGGTTATTATCATCTCCTGCCGTCCAATATAAACAGGGGGCTTATGATCAGCGTCAAGATCATGATCCCAGCGCCCAATCTGCACACTGAAGACATTGAAGTCCAGGAAGGGTGAGGTTGGACCTCTGTAGTGCGGATCTTCTTCATCTGTGATGTTCCAGTACGGGCAGCGTGCGAACGGGCTATCGGGGGAATATGTGGTGCGCGCATCGCATTCCTGGCCCGTTACGGTGCAATTCGGATCTTGATAGTTCCTACAGAAGGTGTAGTGGCTTCTTTGTGCTTTTCGGGTTAGGTCTATGACTTGTTGGAGGATTTCATCTCGCTCCTTTACGCTATTAGAGTATATGAGCACGTCTATGGTGTATTCGTGGAGCCTCATCACACTTCTTTCAACGTCGGTGTCGCTCACAACGCGAAAGGATGAAATGCGATAGGGCAGCTGCCTATTATGCGTTAGATGGAATGTGACGAATGGAAGCTCGATTTGCTCTTTGAGTTTTATGATAACAGGTATTATCCGATCATCTACCGCGATCCTGTCCTTGAAAATGTACTGAAAGAAGAGGAGAGGGTCCAGCTCGGCCATTAGAACAATCTCCTCTTAAATTCTTCTAATTTGGTCCGTAGCTTGCCCCTTGCAATGTATTCGTTCACGATGCGTTGGTGGTATGGTCTTGGAGCGACTCTACCAGGTCCGCCAGGAGCCCGGCGTGAATAGGAGCCTCCATACACTCTATGCAGCAGGTAGAACCAGTACCTCCGCTGTCCAGGCGTTACGAGCGTTCTATGCCCCCTGATGACTAGCCAGGCATGGTGGTATTGTCCGAGCATTTTCCGGGAAACGACGCCCGCGGAGCCCCCGCCAAGGTTCACAGCTTGATGCGAGGCCCGTAAACCACCAGTGTCCTTGGGGACGTGTGGAGAAAAGCGGAAATCCTTAGCTATGTCACTTGCGATGTCGTAGGCTAGCTTGTCGGCGGCCGTTTTGGCTTTCGAGGCCATAGCATTGATTTTTTCTTTTCCTATGATTTCTATCTGTACTTGCATTGACAAAGCCGGACAGCCCTCCTACAGCATCCTACTTGGTTTATTTTCCTCCTGGCGTTGTAAGGTCACCCGTTGATAGTTTAGGAGCTTGTAGTGGTGAGGTTGTGAGCTTACGCGGAGAGTAAAGTCGTATCCGTCGACTTTCACACGATCATCGTAGCGTATGTCCACATCGGCAGGAAGGAAGAGACGATACAGGCTTATCTCCTTGTCACCATACTCTTGTAACTTCTCTCTGTCTCCCATGCGCTGAAAGTCTCCCTCGACTTCAGCGACGAGCTGTAAAGCGTCCTCTCCTTCATTGTAGTATGTGCTGCTAGAGTCCTCAACGAGCCGGTAAATCCGGATTTTGTGGGTTTTGAAGGCTGGGATCATCTTATTCTACTTGTAGACGATTTTCACGCGCTCCATGATTGGTAGAGTTACTGGGAAGCGTAGAATACCGTCCTCGTAGATGTAGTCGGCGACTTCGAGGCCCTGGGGCCGGCCCTTGGGGATTACTTTGACAGAGACGATCTCCTTGGCGTCTAATTCGAGCCCTGAGCCATCAGTGCGGACGATGATGGTTTTCAACTTCTCTTTTGCTTTCTTGCTTTTGGCTTTCTTCCCTGCTTTTGCTTTTTCAGCCTTCTTCTTTTCTGCTTCTTTTATTTTCTTTTTGGCCATCTTATCATAGCCCCTGGCTTGTTTTATCTTACGACTTGTGGTGTGAGCTCAATCACGCTGATTGTAACGGGCAGATTGACCATTTGGAAGTTTATCTGCGTCACATCAGTCAAATCAAAGACGTACGTAGTCAATGTGGGCAAAGTAGCGTAGTTTGTTTGATCGTCGAAATTCATCTGAAAGACTTCGTCGTCGCCGCTTCCCACTATAATGACCCGTGTGGGGTTCTCTGGTACAGCAAGAGTATAGGAGTCGGTGGGTGATGATTCTGTGAGCGTAATGGTGCTAGGCTCTGATGGTGTGGAGTATACGATCCCCGCGTTGACTTTCAAGTTGCCTCCACTGTCCTTTTGGAACAGGCCGAGCTGGTCGTCCAGGATCGCGTAGACGCGGCCCCTGCTGTCGATCTTGATGGGTCTGAAGGTGCTTGGGCTCTCCTCCCCTCCTACAAGTGGCATACAATCACCCCTCTGATGTTTTATTCTTCATCGTCTTCGAAGAACTCAGTCCAGTCAAATCCGACTCTCTTCGTTGTCCCGTCGCTAAGAGTCCACGTTGTTCCGCTTGTGAAGGCCTTAACGCCGATTATCTTCCTTAAGTACTTCTTGTATAGCTGGTGATAGTCGAAGGAGGTGTCTGGGGCCTCTGTTCTTGTTTCCTGTTCGGAGGCGTAGGTTATGGTTATGTCGCCCTCTTTGATCGACTTTACCCTTGAAAGAGTCTGATGTTCAAGTATATCATTGTACTGGAGCCATGCGAGCGTCCCATAGACGACACACATCTTAGCGTTGTAATCTGAGTCTGGGAGGGAAGGATTGATCCTCCTTATCTGTGTCTCAATGTCATTCATCTTCCATTCGATTGCGGCCTGGTTTTCAGTGACGAATTCGTCTGAGAGACGCCCGGCAGCCTTCACATCATCTATCGTGGCGAATGGCAGCTTCCTCCCCTCCCCCTACTTTCACTCAGGTTAGGATTTGAGAAGAACAACGGTATACGTGACGCTGTTACCGTCTCCGGGCGCAGAATCGACTTCTATATCGACTTCGCTGTTTGCTGTGTCGATGGAAAGTGATTTAACGGCTATGCCGCCGGCTGTTCCGGATGCGGCTGACTGGAAGACCCCGAGAATCTGTGCGCTCGTGTCTGAGATCGCCGCTGACCCTGCGGTGGCTGTTCCTGAGATTGTCACGTCCACGGCTTCAAGGCTGGCTTTGGCTTTGGTTACTGCGCCGTCAGCAAGTCTTACAGTGGTTACGCCGCCTTCAGCGATCTTTAATGCGGTCACAGCACCGTTAGCTATTTTTGCACCGGTGATTGCTCCGTCTTTGATGTGCTCTGTGGCTACGGCGCCAGCATCTAGCTCTACCCCGCTTTCGAGGTCTTTGAGGAAGTCTATAACTGCCTTTATTCTCCCTTTTCTGCTGAATAAGAATTTTTTGAGGCTTGCGTCCATTGTTATTCCCTCCGGGGCTGTCAGATGTTTTGAAATAGGCCTTAGCGTTTCCCTGTCTAAAAAATTGAAAAGGCGGGAGTTTAGGGGGCGGTTGGTGCTTCTATCTTAGCCACGACTGCGCCGTTGACATCGGCGTACGTACAGTCGGCCCTCATTGATAGGACGTGCTCAACTCTTCTCGCGCTTGGTATCTTCTGAGATTCCACTGTTATTTCTCTGTAGACGCCCCAGACCATGTTATTTGGCCTGGAGAGCATAGCTACGCGCCCTACGTGAGCTGTGGCCGTTGCGTCGTCAAGCGTTGGCACGTGGACGACTGGAATACCGTCAAATGTGAGCTGCCTCTGGCCGAGAAGGGCTTCGTCGCCGATAACAGTCTCCCGGGCGGCTACCTGGTCCCTGTATGCCCTGTGGGTTTCCCAGTCAACGTAGAACCTGACGTCGCCCCGCTGGATGAGGTATTTTTTGTCTATGGCCTCTAGCATGGCGTCAAACATGTTCATTGGGAAGTCAGCGGCGGATGGGTCAAAATCGGCAGGCGTGGAGTTGTGCTGATAGCCGTAGACCGTATTTCCGGCGAGTTTGACCCAGCCATCTGTTGCCTTCAGGATCAGAGGAGGGCTCGAAGTTGCTAGATCTGTGTCACCAAAGACGAAAGCCCTCTCTAAGTCGAGAGAGGCGCTTTCACCAAGCATTCTGACGATTCGGTCCTCGAATCTGGGGCCTTCTATCGTGTCCTCGAGTGTGTCGTAGTCTATGACGGCACGGAGGACGAACTCCTTGGCATTTAGCATGTTCTGCTGTATGTAGCCGCTAAGTGAGAAATCGTCGACGTTCTCAGTTTCTCCTGGGATTACTTTGACTTCTTGGCCGCTAACGGTTATTCTGCCGGGATAGAGGTACCCAGTGGGCATGTCGATGGCTGCTATCTCTTTTTGGTAGCTTTTCATCCTTTCCATTCGTGCTTCGTTGAGAATAGTAGCTTCCCGCTGGACAACCTCGATAAACTCTGCTAGCTGCTCCATTGCTTTTAATCCACCAGCAATCTCGGAGTTATCGACGATTTTAAACACTTTATTCGCTTCAAGGTATTCGTGTATGTTCATATCCGATCACCAAGAAGAACCAATTTTATTGTTTTTTGAGTCTTCTGCCGAATGGATCTCGGCCTATTTTAGCATAGAAATCCTCTGCTCCTTCCTCTCGGGTTGTTTCTTTTAGTTTTTGGGTTTCACCCGTAGCGAGGAATTTTTTCTCGACTTCTTCGATTTCCTCTCTAATTTTTCCGATTTTTTTGTCCAGTTTCTTCATTGCTTTCTCTATTTGTTTGGTGACGATCTTGTCGAGATTCTCTTTGGGTTTGGGCTTCTCTTGTTTCTCTGTTTTCTCAGGGGCCTTGGGCTGCTTCTCCTCTTTAGCTTCGGTGGCTTTTTCCTCCTCTTTTTCTTTCTTGGGTGCTGGGTAGGCGTCCCCACCCCTGAGAAACTCCAGAATCTTCTTGGCTGCCTCTTTAACTTCTTTTGGAGCGTCCTCAGATTCAACGATCTCCTTTAGTGCGTCTTCCAATGCTTTGCCACCTTGTTTTTCTTCTTTTTTGGCTCCTTTCTTTTCTGGTGGTGCGTAGGCATAGCCCATCACTGCAGACTCCACTTGCGCCATCGCCTGTTCTATGAGCTTCATCGCCTCTTGCAACAACTTAAGGGCGTCAACGCCCCTAGCGGCTTGTTTCTCTTTCTTTTCGGGCACATTTCTCACCTCATCCTTGTCTCTTTTCAGTATGAGCCATTGAGCGTCAGGCACGGCTGGATTGTCGACCAGTGCAACCTCAAAAACCTTCAAGTTTTTTAGTTCGCGGGGCTCTTCGTCATCCCCGGATTCTTTGGTTTTCTTTTGGGATTTTTCGATTGCAAATTTTGGTTTGGGATTGCAGCCCATGCAGTAGCCTCCAATCGAGATACCTTTTATCTTGCCTTTTTTGACCTCTTCCCAAAGGCTGTCGTCGTAGATTTTGAATCCGAGCATCCACGTGCCTTCTGGAAGCTCAACGCCGCCTGCCTTCAAAGGTTGGCGGAGAATATACGATTCTACGATCGCAATGTCTTTTTTCTCGATGGGGATCTCGTGCATGTATGTGACCATTTGGTACCAGGCCATGAAGTCGTGTGCGGTCTCTTCGATCTCCTCTGCGGTGATGAATTCCCCATCCTTGTCTATTTTGTTTGGGACGAGCGCTGGTGCGAGTGCGAAGCGTTTCTCCTCGTCTACTTTAATTATTGGTGCGATAAACTTTTTATTGTTGGTTTTTGAGCGTTTCTCGATCTCAAATTTGTCCACTTCTATCAACTCCGGCCGTTTGCCAGGCTTAGCCCAAATCAAGTACTTCTGGCCTTTCTTTTTCAACTCTTTAACGACATCTTCGAGCTTGTGCTTATCAGCGTACGGAGTTTCGTCCGCTGGCTTATCTATGAGCCAAACGCGTCCCCTGCCCTCCAATTCGGCGTATTGTATGATATACCGGCCTTTCAGCCTCTCTCCGTGAAGAAATACTTCAAAGGCGTGCTCTCGCCACACGCCCATTTCATAGGAGCCCCTATCGAAGAGGAAAAACTTGGAGTACTTCTTTGAGGTGCTCCCTACCTCCAAGGGCTCCGCAACGTACGGCTTTCCAACTCCAACCTGCAACCATTCCTTCGGTTGGGGTAATTTGAACTGTCCTTCGAGCTTTCGGTCAGGTTTTTGTAATAGAAGCAGTTGAGAGCCGCCGGCCTTCTTGTTCTCCTTAGGCTCGCCAAGGAAGACTGTGAAGCCCCACAAGTGGTCATTAGCGGTGAATCTGAGGTCGGCGTGGACTGAATGGCCCGTTTCAAGGAGTTCTTCATGGGAAAGCTTAGTTTCTTCTTTGGATAACCCTCTCCAGTGATGCTGGGCCACGAATTCGCCCTTGCCGGATTCTGGGTAGTTCTTCCACCAATTCTCGGCCCAGTATTTGGCCGCTCGCTCACCACGAGTCTCTCCTCCCTCCGATTCATCAGAGAGCTCTACGATAGCATCAGGACCAAAAAGATCATAATTGAACTTCATAATGTGTTTCATCCTATGTCTGGCCTTCTTGTCCTTTGCGAGGCGCGTGTAGAGCTTCTTGTAGAGCTTAGCCTCTTCTGAGACCGGTTCGTAGGATTCGAGAAATTCGAGCTTGTTTTGGTCAAACGTCCAATCTGCTTTAAGTATCTTCTGAATCGCTTTCTCTCTGATCTGCTTCTGTTTTTTTGGTTGTGATCTGGCATCGTTTAGGACGCCGGCCCGTTCAGCCAAGTCTATGGCTTGTCCTGCAGTATATGGTTCCTCCCTTGTCTTGTCAACGTCAACAGGAACGGCCGCAGTCCAGCTCAACTCCTCCCCACCTTTTGTTTCGCGGATTATAATCTCCTGGGGCTGCACTGTGATTATATCGCCCGGCTTGGCCTGGAATATGGCGTTCATAGTCAGTTTCATGTCCACGTACGTCTCGCCCTTGAATTCTACCGTATTCTGGAAATTCAAGGAGCCTGGTAAGAGACCGCAACGGAACGAGTAAGTTCCGTTCTTGTTTCGCCGAGATTCTATCACTATGACCTTCAGCTCGACAACGTGTTTGATTTTGGCGAGCACATCAGAAGCGCCTTCGATATAGGATGCTGTTTCATCTTTGAGGACGATCCCTTCGCTCATGTCCATATTAGCGAGCTTATCCCACGCCTTTTCCAAATCTGTAAGATTTCTGACTTTCATTTGAGTGGAGAGGTCGAAAAACTTGTTATCTTTTAAGTATTTGTTGTAGAATTCTTCGAGGAGCTTTCTGCGTTCTCTGAATGGTTTTTCATGGAGGTCGCCGCCTTTCTCGTCCCAGTAGATGATGTCGAAGGCTGTGAAGATTGGATAGGCGTCGTCTGGGAGCGTGACCTCTTTTCCTGTTAGAGCCATGATCCTAACCCGCGGCCAGCGCTTTCCAGCTTCGACAACGCCTATATCACCGTCAAGAATGAAATCGGCGGGTATTTTCTTGGCAGAATAGGGGATATTTGGTATTTGCTTGGATCGTTCTTTCTTAGCATCTTCGAAGTACAAACTCACCTTGTCCTTCTTTTTCTGCAGGATGGCTCTGAATCCGTTGAGCTTGTTCTCAGCGACGGCCTCAGGGTGCTTCTTCAGCCAATCCTGGAGCTCCTCTGGCTTGAATGCTTCAGTGCCCGCATGATACAATCCCATCCTTGGTTTGGAGGTCTGGAACGAGTAGGTTATAGGCTCCCATTTTCCTTTTGTTAATTTGGGAAGGGACTTCTTAAATTTGTTTATCATCGATGAGATGCTCTTCCGGACCTTCCAGAAAGGATTTAAGCGCTGAACATCCCTGGTTTCGCTTCTAACAAGCGCTAAGTCGTAGAGCGGCAAGTGATTCGTGAATGCGCCTTGGGGATTGTTTATTAGGTGAATCGGAATCTCCTTGTCCGGATCTAAGGTTAGGCGGATAGGAACGTACACATTCTCAAATTTCAGCTGGTAAGCGTCCCCTTCGAGGTTGGCGCGCACGAGAATGTCTAAATCGTTGTAATCTTCCCGCCTAACCGCCGATCCAACCAATTCGATGAAATCAGGGACTATTATGATCTTCTCGGGGAGGTCGTCGAGGGAGATTGGGATATTGCTTTTCTCTTTCAGTTCTTTGTCGAGTCCATCGTGCTCGTTATGTTCCATGCCCCTCCGTTGCATCTCCGCAACTATCAAGTGATGAGCGTTGACCAGATCCTCCAGATTGATCTCTTCGCCACCCTCCTCCCTGATTTGAGGATATAACTGGTGGCAGCGGCGGTGCAGATTCAAAAGCTCTTTATCGTCGACTTCTTTCAGCCAATCTGGGGTGATTTCTTTGATTTTCATGATCAGACGCCCTCCTATCCTATCTTCGTGGCAGCTGGAGCCAGCTAGTGTCTTTTGGGGCTACGGGTACTATCGTACATCTACAGTTGGGATGCATTGGGATTAGAGTCTTTAGTATTGGATCGGAGGCGTTGAAGATCCTCCCTTCGTATTTTAGGCATCGTCCGCAGACTTTGGAGTCACCTGCGGTCACGTACATGACCTGTGAGACTCCAGCGGCTTGGAAAGCCTCTAATTTGGCTGTTTGGGTTGCTGCTGCGAGCTCTGTCCTTGCAATCCGCTCAAACTGGTATGATACTTTTGTCCATTCTTCTCCGCCGGGTTTTAGCCTGGACAAGATCCTTTGGGCGATGTCTTGGGCTGCGACTTCTCGCGTTTTGAGTTCGGCGATTGTGTCCCCGAGATTTTTAGCCATTCGTCGGGGGAAGGCTTGTAAGGCCGGCCTGGCATATTCTTGGAAGCGTGCGTTGATCTTTCGCGGATCAACGTCTGGGATTTGGTAGGCTGATGGTCTAAGGTTCAATGATCGCAGTAATGATTCGAGGGAGGATGTGTAGGTTTTTTCCAGCGTGCCGGCCATTCGAGTTCTGAGGGTTTGGTCCATGCGGGTCATTCTGCGGTCGTATAGGCTTGCAATCGCAAGAATCAAGAATATGTCTTCTCTATCGAGATCAAGAAGCTCCAGCTCTCCTATGAGGCTTTCATGTTCTTCTGTTTCTTCTGTTTCTTGTTTTTCTGTCTTGATCTGGTTTCGGGCCCATCGGTTAACAAGTTCTTCGATGGCGGGGTAGATTTCTGCAGCCATCTCTTCGACAGCAGCCAGGATCTCTTTGGTTCCTTGTATGACGAGTTGCCTGGTCCTGCGGTAATCGGTGGATGGTCTGATGAGCGGTTTGGCCTTGCTGCGCATTGCGATGATCTTCAATTCGCGGATGGCGTCGTTTATGTCATCTATCAACTCTATCATGGATTCTCCTCAAAGCCTCTTCTCGATCCGAGATTTCAAGGTTTCAAGGGTTTCGATTATCTTGTTGACGGCTTCTTCTTCTCTTGGAGCCTCTACTGGCTGGCCTCTGATGTAATGGCAGTCCATGAGCGGGTGATCTGATGGTTTGATGTTGTATCGGCCGCTGAAACGCTTGATAAGCTCGTTGGGCGTCATAGCCCCAGCATCGAACAATTTCAGACAGTTTTGCAGATCCTGATCATCCTTCTCAACGTCAACGTTTCTGAACCTGAACTCCCAGTCGGCTGTGTTGAAGCCTCTGGGGTCCCGGATTATGTAGCGGTTGATTGCCTCCTCCCAAAGGCGTTGTCTGTGCTGTATGATGCCTTGTTTGTAGTTGATCCTTGTCATCTGGGCTGTGTTGCCTCCGAGGGCGCCTACTTGCATGACTCCAATCCTGTAGGGGTCGACTCCATGCGCTGTGATGATTTCGTCGCGGTTATCCATCCCGTATAGGCGGAAGCTGGCCTCCTTCGTCTCCACTGATAATTTCTCAAATTCTACTTTGATATTGGAGTTTTTCTCGCCCGGAATGGCGAGTATCAGGGGAGTGTGGGGATTTCTGACGATTTCTTTGAAATGGCGTTCTATAGCTTCTTGCAGGACAGTAGAACCCGTTGGTTGCCCGTTCTCGTCCAGGATCGCCTCATCTTCAAAATCTCCAGTAATGAAGACCGCATAGGACGGCACACCATAGTTTTTGAAAAATGAGATATTATAATCTTTGCGGGCCTCTTCGGCCGCTATACTGTGAATAGCAGGCACATAATCAGGCACACCGTAATAGGAGCTGCGAGTGGAGTAATTATGAATCATGATGAGTTCGTTGGCGGCCACGTCGCCGGACAAGCTCCCAAGGGGATACTCTTCACCAGTGTCCATATGCACGTCTTTTTCATAGCCAAAACGCTTGAACCAACGGTACTTAATACCATCCCAGCTTTGTGCGTACTTGTTCTCGCTTTTGTGGATCCGTATGGTTGCGGCCGGCACATGCTCCAACGATTTGATCTTCCCATGGTGTATGCCACCGTATCTGACTATTTCAAGGCAAGCCCAGCCCACTTCTTCAAAATCTTGCGCAGCTTTCAAGAGTGTGGTCTCGAATGAAGGATATAAGCTCTTAAAGAACTTCTCGATCTCTTTGCGCTCCTCTTCGTCGGCCTCGTCGGAAACGGCGACCAGTTCCCAGCCTTGGCCCACGGTATCGACTGCTTTCGTTGCGCAGCAGCGGGCATGGAATGTGTTCTTTTCTGAGAGGGATGCGAGGCCAAAGGGATTGTATGGGGGCTCTACAAGGCCTTTCCTCGCGTATTTGCCTCTGAAGGTGTCGGATTTCAGTTGCTTGGATTCTCCGGCGATTTCGTACTGTTTTAGGACTGATTGGGACACGAATCTGCCGCCTTCAACCACAACACCGAACGGTATCCTCTTCCTGGTCATATTATTACTACCCCGCCGCCTCTTCTCCTAATCACGACCTTCATGGTCTCATACACGAATCCACCATCATTTTTGGCTTCGCAGCGCAAAGCAACCGGCACAGGACCCTCCGTACTGTTAACCCACTTGAGTCTGAACTTCTTCCACTCATTCACGGATTCTCCGGGGAGTATGGCTTCGGCAAGCTTACCGTCGTCCCCCGCGAAGTAGGGATCTTGTGTGGCGTTGAATAGGTATGCGCGGGGCGCATATTCCATTGTAGTGCTTTTGCGAAGCCATACGTCAACCATAACCTTTTTCCCGGGCTCTATGGTGCCAAGATGGATGGTGCGGCGCACAGGAGACACTGAATTGGTTAAAGTGTACTGGTAAGCCCTGGTTTTGCCTGGTGGGGTCACGTCGCTCTGGGATTGGACAGTGCCGCCGCGATACCAAGCCATGTACGCTCCGGGGACTTGGTTGTGGTTGAAAGACTCTATGGCTCCCTCTCGGGTAGTGACGGTAGGATACTTGATCGTTATAGTTTGTGCGACGCAGTTATAGAGTCTATGATGGTAAGACAGTTGATTTGCGGGCGTAAATGACCCGAAGTCCATGTCCCAACAAGTTATTCTGTGAGGCCAGTGCCCATAAGCCCCAGTTTGGAGGTTGCGGGCCTTACAATCCTTATGGTAACTAGATCCCTGACCTACGGTTGGGCCCTTGGAAACCACGGCCTTTGCGTTCTGGAACCAGCAACTGTCGAACACAGCTCCCGCAGAATGAGTTACAAAGCCTTCGTTAGTGGATTC